GGTTTCAGCCCGTAGGGGGCGTCTACTGTAGGGTATGCCATTTATTTCTCCAAAAAATTAAATACTTTTCCCGAAAGTAACCTTGGAACTTCGCTCTTTAAAGAGTGGCATTCGCGGGTCATTCTCGCGCATGAAGCTGCTATCAACTGACGCCATCTGCATATCTGCCTGTTGCTTGAAATATGTATCGCGTTGTTCAGTCATTTCAGCCGGGGTTTTACAGAGGATAAGTCCACCCACTTCAATCGCATCCTTAAAACGAGACGATGGCTCGGCAAAAGTATGCGCTTCAGGATGTTCCGAAGCCTTCACAGGCTCCCAACCCTCGCGGAATTTTGTGGAAAGATTTCTGGCGTCGTCCTTACCTCCAAGGGAAGTACGAATCCAACGAAATTTATAACCAATCTCTTCGTTAACATGGGGTAAAAGTTCAGCGGGCGTCCATGTTTTAAGTGGGCGAGCTTCTTTTTCCCTAGTATCTAGGGCACGGGTCATACGATTTTGTTCAGCCATTTTTATTTCCTCATTTCTTCCGCAACCTTTTTAGCATAGAGTTCCAGAGGAACACCAAGCTTCTTGGCTAGTTGTACTTGCGTCGAACTAAGCACGATTTTTCGGGGCGCAGTGCTTCTCGTCGCGGGTGCAACTATATTTGCTTTAGGGCGCTGAGAGTTAGGTGCATCAGCGGACTCACCAGAGGCAAACTTCTCCGGGAATACTTGTCGAATCCGTCCGTTGAGACGTTTATAGTACTCATCGGAAGTCGGGTCCATACCATCTTCTACGACCAGTTTTTCATGCAACGCAAACGCATAACCGGTCATTTCTCTGTCTTTACCAAACCATGTGTCATTAGCTTGTTTCCAAGCTTCAGCTTTAGGGTCGGCAGACGTCGTTTGCGCGAATTGGTCGAGTTGTACACTATTTTTATCATCTTGTAAAGGGGGCGATTTATAGTTATTAACCCGCTCTGCGGTCATTTTCGAGGCAGTTAATGCCTCTGCCGCATTAGCAAAAGCCTCAGCATCCCCAGACTCATAAGCCTGTTTATATTTAGCTTTAGCCTTCTCCAAGTCAGTAGCTACTACCCTTTTGGCCTGCTCCAATAGTGCGTCTTGGCTAGTACTGAGAGAACCTTTTAGCTGTTTATTCTCTTCAATAACCGTCCGGGCAAGGCGCAGAGCCTCGTCTTTCTCTTTAGAAGCAGACTCTTTTGCTCGCCGCTCGTCGTGAAAACCTTTACCCAAATGGGCCAGTCGTTCCTTCAGGCGCTTATCTGAGTATTTAGAAAGCTCTTCCTCGGTAACTTCTTCCGGTGGTTCCGGTAGAGGTTTTACATTTCTATCAGACTCGGGAGTATCGTCTTCGATTTCGATCTCAATCTCGAGTTCGTCTTTGTTTTCCTGCTCATCAGGAAACTTAAATTCTTCTTTAGTAGCCATATGATCTCCTTATGGGCGTTGGATTCCACGGGGGTCTTGCACCACCGCTTCGACAGAGTCATCACTAATTAACCGCCATTCTGTTCCGTGGATTTTCATCCGCGTACCAGTATTAGGTCGAACTAATACAAAATCACCTACCTTACAACTAGGCCCGCTAGGAAATCGTTTCTCATCTCTATACGCATCTGGTCCAATCTTGGCCACAAATAACACAGGAGACAAAAGCTCCTCGTGATACATCATGGTGGCAGTTTTTACCAACCCAGATGCACTAAGTTCCTCCTCGGCTTTAGGTAACATACAGAGTATGTTGTATGACACCGGTTCGGGGACTTGTCGCGCTTTCTCTTCAGTCGTTGCGGGAAGTACAGTAGCTGATGCACCGTCTTGACTTACGAGGATTTCAGTCATCATTATCTCTTTCTAAACGAGTTTTGAGGTCTTGCAAGTTGTAATTGGCGTGGTCAAGACCTCGAATAACACCCACCAATTCTCGGTACTCAGCGTAGTCTTTAACTCCGCCAGTACAAAGCTTCTCCACCGCCTGCTGGCGGAATTCATTGTTCTGCTTCTTGAGCAAATCAAACTCGGTCATTTGTTACCCCCCGACTGTTTACCCGCGTTCTGCGCCTGTAACATTCTCTGCACTTGCTGTATTGCGGCAACCCGGCGGTTTTGTTCCGCTTGCTGCATCTTGCTGCCATGCAACTGATCACCTTGCTGAACCCCTTGGTCATGCAGATGTTGTGCTTGGGTCAGCTCCATCTGGTGACGCTGTTCTTGCTGGCGCATCTCCTGCTGGTGACGGGCCATAATTATGGCTGGGTCCTCCCCACCTTGCCCCTGCGCCTGCTGCGCTTTGAGTTGTAACTCCCCCTGCTTAATCTGCAAGTCGCCCTGTACCTTCTGGGTCTTGGCATCAGCTTCTTGCTTCTTAATCTGAAGCTCAGCTTGCTGCATCTGAATAAGCGGGTCTTGTGCCAATTCTTGATTTTTCTGTTGCTGAGCCATGGCCATGTTCTGCTGCAACAACTGAACAGACGCCTTGGCAACCAACTGCGACAACTGAACCTCAACCTCGGGCGGCAGCTTCTCGTTGGGAGCAGGCAACGGAACACCAAGCTGATCCTCAATCTTCTTACGGTACGCAAACGCCAAGTGCTCAGCCATGTGCGCCTGTATTGCCGCCATCATTGACTGAGCCATGGGGTTCTGCCCGACCTGTTGCATGATCATCGGGTCTTGCGAGAACGTACTATGCACAGCAATGTGTGCATCATGATCCTGATAAATGAACGCCTTGGTCGGCTCTCCATTAAGGAACGCCATGTTCTCACTTATAGGATCACGCGGAGTCTGATCATCCTCCATGGGCACCAACTTATCCGCATTCTTCACCCCCAGAACCTCAATCATCTGACGATGCAACTGCGGCAAGTTATAAATCTGCGGCGCTTGCGTGGACATCTGCATGACCGCTTGGTACTGCATAATCCGCTGAGCCATCGTGCTGCTGTTGGGATCGCTGACCGGGATCACCTCGCACATGTCGTAGTCTTCACGCTTGGCCGAAGCGTCGCCGCTGGACGGCTCATAGTCATAAGTAGACGGCGTGTTGTCGCGAATGATCGCCTTGAGCAGCTTAAACTCCTCTTTCATGGAGTTGTGCACGCGGGCTTGGACAGCCCCCATGATCTTCAACTGCCTCTCCAGCAACGCTAGCGTAGTCCCAACCGGGGACTGAGCGCTCATATCGCTGACCTTCATATCCGCAATAGACCCCAGACGACGCCCTTCTTCGGTAATCTGGTTTAACAACGCCAACAGAACTTGGCTCGGCTCCTTGTACGGGAGCGTCATGATGTTATCTTTTATGGCCCCGCTTGGGATATCCACATCCCTAAACTCGCCCGGAGCAATCGGTGTATCGTCACCCTTTACACGCATGCCGCGTGCTTTTAGCCCGCCGGGAAGATTAGAGAGAGTACCCGCGTCAACAAGCTGCCTAATAAGAGAAGTACCAGCGCGAGCGTAGCCGCCGATGATATGGATAAGACCCATGCCATATGCACCAAAGCCCGGAATATAGTCGTACTGCACCAAGTGCTGACGTTTCTGGCAGGTGTCATCATTTTCACTCCAGTTACGATATATAGACAGTACCTTGTTAGTACCCTTGTCTATAGTAATAATGTACGGCAGCGCAATCCCATCCTCGTCTTCATGCCCGGGCAAGTCCAGAACAGTCTGCACCTCATACAACTGAAAGCGGTCATCGTCCGTCAACGAATACCCTTGCTCATCAGCTTTCTTCTTCTCCACGTCGGTGTAGCTCATCACCGGCTCACCTAGTTCCATATCACAATAGAACCCAGCAACCTGTAGCTTGCGCAACTCATTCTTTGTCTTACGCATGACGTGCGTGACGCGCTCGGCTGTCCGCGCACCGCTAGACCCATAAGGAATAATCACGTCCTCGGCGGGCACAAAAATCGAAATCTCTCGTTTCAAACCCGGGTCAAAATAGACTTTCTTGAACGCCGCGCCCGCCAGACCCAAGTTAAACAACATGCGTTCATGCTCGGGCCGGTACTCAGGCATACCCTCGGTAAGCCTGTAGTTCATATCATCTTTTACTCGTTCAGCCGCTTCTTCTTTGAGGCGGTCAATCGCGCCAATAATTTCGGTCTTAACTGGGCCCGCAGCAGGAAACGTCTCAGTGATCGTCTCACTCTGGAACCGAATAGCCGCTTCGGTAAGAACCGTAGAAAATACCCCGCACGCTCCGTTCCATGGCTCAGTACGTTCTTCATACTTCATCCCCAAAACATCTAGACCTTTTACATACGTCTCAGTCCAATCCTTACGCGACGAGATATCCGCTTCTACAAGCTCGACTAGCTCGCTGGCAAGTTCTTGCAACTCTCCCTCGTCCATCTCCTCGGCAAGATTCTTACTAAACTCATCGCTAACTTCCTTACCCGGCTCTAGAGTAATCTCAACAGAACCATCTGACATCGTCACAGCATCAGGGTTATCAATCTCAATCTCCAAGTCCGGTTGGCCAAACATATCCTCAAACGGTGATTCTGCAAATCCCGGGCCTATCGCCTTATCCATATTAGAAGTAGCCATATCAATCCTTAATAGTACACCGCGTTACGGCGCTTGTATAATTTAACCTCGTCCACCTCGTCAGTAGGCAAACGTAAAAACCCACCCGAACGAAAGCGCATAAGCGCCAGAGTCGTAGCATCCACTAAGTCATCGTGTTGTCCTGACGGAAACTCCGCGATCTCGTCGACTAACTCTTCGGCCCACCGGGTTCTAGGAACCCACACCTTCCCCGACGCAATTATGTCCGAGACGGCATTCAAGCGGGCAATTTTGTCCTGACCCCTGCTTGGGGTGTACTCCTGAACCGGAATCCCCATAGCTCTGAGCTCATATATTAGTGGCGCTCCAGTAGCTTTCTTCTCCACAAGTATCCCATCCGGTTCCCACTCGTTGTATTCCTCAAGCACGTCCCTCTTTAGCTCTACCCACTCAACCCGCTTCTTATATGTGTTTAACAGGATGATATTAGGTGATGCATGGTCCTCGTTGGGGTAAAAAACACCCCAAGTCGTGCCCGCCGAGTAATCCGCCCTCTGGGTTTTCTCAAACGCCGTGTCCCACGTCTGCAAAATAAAATCACATTTGGGTGGGCGCTCCTCTTCCCACCATTTCCACCAGTCCCGCTTCACAATCGCGCTCTCATTACCTACAGGGTTCTGCTGGTACTGTGCTTGCCACTTGGAATTAGGTAACTCCACACGGAGGGCTTCCAACTCACCCAAACTC